GGGGGGAGGGAGAGAAAAAAAAGAAAGAACGGGGGCGGCCCCGCGCCGAGAAGGCCGCCGCTCGAGCGGCAAGAAAGGCGGCACGAGGCAAGTGACTCGTTACAAGGACGAGCTGTTTCACTACAGCACAAAGCCTTCCGCTACGCAGCCACTTCGCAAGAAGAAGCGCATTGCGGCGGAAGATGATACTCAGTCCGACGATGAGAAGGCGACTAAGAAGAAACTTTCCCGTCGTCAGATGCTTCTCCAGGCTCTCCAGAAGAATCCGACGAAGGTCGGGACTGATGGGGATGATCCCGAGGAGGACGAAGAAGATGAGTCGGAGCAGGATCTCTCTGCCAAGTCCAAGCGCAAGAAGCTCGCTTCCAAGAGCGTGAAGGGCAAGCCGCGCTTCCCCCTCAAGAAGGCTTCGCGCTGATGGCTGACGGGTCGATTCTCCAGACCGTCAAGAAGATGCTCGGCCTCGAGGCATCGTATACAGCATTCGACGACGAGCTCGTCTCGCATATTAACTCGGCGATCTTCGAGTCGGCCCAGCTCGGCCTGCCTCGTTTTCACATCACGGGTCCTACCTCAACATGGGGCGAATGGCTCGGCGAGGATGAGTTCAAAATCGAGGCGGTCAAGTCGCTGATCTACGCACGCGTTCGACTCGACTTCGATCCACCGAACAATTCATACGTCACCGAGGCGTTTCAGAAGCGGATCGCTGAATTGCAGTGGCGCATCAACCAGGAGAAAGAATTCTCATGAGTAGTTCCATCTCCCGCCCCGAGGATGTCCTTGCGCATCACGGCGTCAAGGGTATGAAGTGGGGTATTCGCCGGTCTCGCAAGAGTAGCGGGCCGAGTCAGACGGGCCCCAAGAAGCAGGAGGCTCGCAAGGCGTCATCTCTGTCCGACTCCGAGCTTCAGCGTCTCGTGAACCGTGCTAACCTGGAGCGCCAGTACAACCAGGCGTACGGTCCTAAGCCCTCTCAGCGCAGTCGCCTTAAGAAGCAGCTCGCCTCGCTTCCTGGCGACATCGCAGTGAGCGCCATCCGTAACGTCGGCACGAAGTACGCCACCAATTATCTCGACAGCGCCGTATCCGCAGGAGCCAAGGCTTCCAAGAAGCGGAAGAAGCGGAGCTGAGCTCCTAGATGCTCAGTAATACCGCAACCCCGCGTTATTACGCTGAGTTCCGTGCGCGAGTCCTTTCGGGTGAGATACCAGTATGTCACGAAATTGAACTGGAGATGAATCGGATCGATGACCGTGTTCGTAATCCTAGTTTCTACTATGACGATCTTGCGGTCGAGGGTTTCATTCGCTTCTGCGAATCGGAGATGACTCTCACTGACGGCCAGGATCTGGTCCTTCTGGACTCGTTCAAGCTATGGGCAGAGGAGATCTTCGGATGGTGGTATTTTATCGAGCGCTCGGTCTTCGTCCAGAACGAGAACGGCCGAGGAGGACATTTCGAGAAACGTAAAGTCAAGCAGCGCCTCATCAACAAGCAATACATCATCGTTGCTCGAGGCGGAGCCAAGTCTCTATACGAGACGCTGCTGCAAGCGTATTTTCTCACAATCGATACCACCACGACCACACAGATCACGACCGCTCCGACCATGAAACAGGCCGAGGAGGTCATGCAGCCTCTTCGAACCGCCATGACTAGGAGCAAGGGTCCGCTGTTCTCGTTCCTGACCGACGGCGAGATTCGAAACACTTCGGGTTCCAAGGCTGATCGTCAGAAGCTCTGTTCCACCAAGAAGGGAATCCAGAACTTCATGACGAACAGTATCGTCGAGGTCCGCCCCATGTCCATCGACAAACTTCAGGGGCTCCGCCCCAAGCTCTGCACAGTGGACGAGTGGCTCTCCGGCGATATTCGAGAGGATGTCGTAGGCGCTCTTGAACAGGGAGCATCCAAGGTCAACGACTGGCTTATCGTGGCTGTCTCCTCCGAGGGCACGGTCCGAAACGCCAGCGGTGACGACATCAAGATGGAGCTCCTCAAAATTCTTAAAGGCGAATACCGAGACGAGCATACGTCCATATTCTACTACCGCCTCGACGATGTCAAAGAGGTTGGAAATCCGGACACGTGGAAGAAGGCTCAACCGAACCTCGGTATGACCGTCACATATGACACATATGCTCGAGACGTTGAGCGCGCCGAGAACGTTCCCTCGGTCAGGAATGACATTCTTGCCAAGAGGTTCGGCCTTCCCATGGAAGGATATACATACTTCTTCACCTACGACGAGACGATTCCGCATAGGAAGCAGGATTTCTGGCAGTTGCCTTGCGCTATGGGTTGCGACCTGTCCAGAGGCGACGACTTCACGGCGTTCACGTTCCTGTTTCCCCTAAGTGGCGATCGTTTCGGCGTGAAGACTCGGTGCTACGTTTCCGAGAAATCCGTCCTGATGCTTCCCGCATCATTGCGACGCAAGTATCAGGAATTCCTCGACGAGGGCTCCCTTCAAGTTATGGACGGAACCGTTCTCGACATGATGGAAGTCTACGAGGATCTCGATCGCTATATTCTCGATCAGAATTACGATGTTCGAGCAATGGGTTTCGACCCGTACAACGCTCGAGCGTTCGTGGAGCGCTGGACTCGAGAGAACGGCGAATACGGAGTCGAGAAAGTCGTCCAGGGCGCCAAAACCGAATCCGTACCTCTCGGCGAGATCAAGAACATGGCGTTCAACCGTCTGCTTCTCTTCGATCAGGCGATCATGCAGTTCACCATGGGGAATTGCATTGCCCTGGAGGACACCAACGGCAACCGCAAGCTTTACAAGGATCGCAGAGAGCAGAAGATCGACTCCGTGTCGGCCCTCCTTGACGCTTGGGTTGCATACAAAGTCCACCGAGAGATATTCGACTGAAAGGAGGCCGGCGGTGTCATTCGCGTCCAGGCTCAAGCACGCCTATAACGCGTTCACGAATCAGGACAGATCACCGGACTGGAATCTGGGTACTTCCTACGCCAGTCGACCCGATCTCCCTCTCAGCGTGTACAACATGGACTCGTCCATCGTCAACACGCTTTACAACATCATCTCTATCGACGTGGCGGCCACTCCGATACGGCATATTCAGCTGGGCGAGAATGGTCGCTTCGAGTTCGAGCGAGCGTCGTCTCTCAATGACTGCCTTGAGTTCGCGCCGAACAAGGACCAGAGCGGGCGAGCCTTCGTTCAGGACATCGTCCATACGTGCTTCGAGTACGGTGCAGCGGCCGTGGTACCTGTTGACACGGACCTGAATCCGAGGGAATCGAACACCTTCGAGATCAAGTCCATGCGTGTCGGCTACGTGACGCAGTGGTATCCGGACCACGTCAAGGTGCGGCTCTACAACGATCGAAAAGGCGAGCGCGAAGAGCTGATTCTTCCGAAGAGGACTGTGGCCATCATTCAGAACCCGTTCTATGAGGTGATGAACAAGCCGAATTCCACTCTTCAGCGCTTGGCGCAGAAGCTCACCCTTCTGGACGTCGCGGACAAGAGGGCGTATTCGGGCAAGCTAGATATTATCATACAGCTTCCCTACACCATCAAGTCCGAGGGTCTGCAGAAGCGAGCCGACGCCAGACTGAACCAGATTTCAGACCAGCTCACCAAGTCGACGTACGGAATCGCCTACGCTGACGGTACGGAGAAAATAACTCAGCTTAACCGTCCGGCCGAGAGTAATCTTCTGGCCCAGATCCAGTATCTGACCAAGGAGCTCTACGCTCGACTCGGCGTCACCGAGAACGTCTATAACGGCACCGCCAAGGAAGAGGAACTCGCGCAGTACTGGAACCGAACGGTTGAACCGATGCTCGACGCAATTTCAATCGCGTTCACTCAGACGTTCCTCACCAAGACAGCCAGAACACAGGGGCAGCGAGTAAAGTACTTGAAGGATCCATTCCGCCAGGTACCGCCGTCCAAGATGATCTCGGCGCTCGACACACTCCTTCGAGACGAGGTCATCTCGTCCAACGAAGGCCGTTCGTACCTGTCTCTCCCGCCCGCCCCTGATGATGGTGCGGACGCCCTGCAGAATGCGAACATCAACCCGTCCGCCAGCACTGCGCTGGACGCATTGCCGTCTCAGGCAACGCCGGCCCAGGACGAGTACGACACTGAACCTACGGACGGAGGTCAAAATGGCGTATGACTTCAGCGGGTACGCCACAAAGAACGACCTGACCTGCTCAGACGGTCGGATCATTCGCCGCGACGCCTTCCGTGACAACGACGGAGCCACCGTCCCGCTTGTGTGGCAGCACGGTCATAACGACCCTGCGAACGTCATTGGACACGCGAAGCTCGAGAATCGCAAGGACGGCGTGTACGCCTACTGCTCCTTCAACAAGACCGACGCGGCTGAGACTAGTCGCGAGCTGGTCGAGAATGGAGACGTGGACTCGCTGTCGATCTATGCCAACCGCCTGTCCCACTCAGGACCTAGCGTGACGCATGGAAACATCGTTGAGGTCTCGCTCGTGCTTTCGGGTGCGAACCCCGGGGCACTCATCGACAACGTGGCCATTCAGCACTCCGACGGATCTTATGAGGACGCCGAGGATGAGGCCATCATCTACACCGGCACTACCCTCTCGCACTCGGACGAAGAGCCCGAGGATGAAGAGGACACCGAAGAGGAAGAGGAGGCCGACGTGGCCGACGAGGAGTTCGACGTCAACGAGTTCGTTGACTCCCTCACCGACGAACAGGTTGACACTCTGTACGATTTCATCCAGTCCCTCCAGGACGAGGATGACGACAACGACGACAACGACGACAACGACGACAACGACGACAACGACGAGGCCGAGCACGGTTTCGGCAAGGAGGATGTTCTGGTGCACTCCAACATCTTTGAGGGTTCGGACGAGCCGGTCTACGGCGAGGTTCTGTCCCACTCCCAGATTCAGGAGATCTTCGAGGACGCTGCCCGTCCGGGCATGACTCTCAAGACTTCGTTCCTGGCCCACGCTCAGGACTACGGCATTAAGGAGCCGGAGAAGCTGTTCCCCGACGCCACGCTGGTGGACAAGGAGCCCCAGCGCGTCATGCGCGAGAACAGCTGGGTTTCCAAGGTTCTCAACGGGTGCAAGCACACGCCGTTCTCCAGGGTTAAGACCCAGTGGTCCGACCTGACCCCTGACGCTCTTCGCGCCAAGGGCTACGTGAAGGCCAGCCGCAAGAAGGACGTCGTCTACGAGGTGGCAAACCGCACCACCACTCCGACCACGATCTACAACAAGACTCGTATGGACCGCGACGACATCCTGGACATCACGTCCTTCGACGTTGTCGCCTGGATGAAGCAGAATCTGCGTCTCGCTCTTGACGAGGAGCTGGCTCGCGCTATCCTGATCGGTGACGGCCGCGACGTGTCCTCCACGGACAAGATCAAGGAGGCCAACATCCGTCCGATCTGGAAGGATGACGAGCTCTTCGCCCACAAGGTTACCCTTGAGGCCGCTGCTGATCAGTACGCCGTCATCGACGCTGTTCGCCGTGCCAGGAAGAACTACAAGGGTTCTGGTTCCCCGGTTCTCTACACCACCAACGAGTTCGTCTGCAACCTGCTCGAGCTTCGCGACAAGAACAACCGGTACGTCTTCCAGACCCCTCAGAACATCGCCACCAGCCTGAACGTCTCCGACCTGGTCGAGGTTGAGGTCATGGAGGGCGCTGAGCGTGACGAGGGCGGCAAGCGCAAGCTGCTCGGCATCATTGTCAACCTGGCCGACTACACGCTGGGTGCCGACAAGGGCGGCGAGGTTAACTTCTTCGACGACTTCGACCTGGACATTAACCAGCAGAAGTACCTGCTGGAGACTCGCTGCTCCGGCGCGCTGACCAAGTACAAGAGCGCTCTGGTCATCGAGCAGAAGACGGCCTGATTCGTCAAAATGGCTAAGTTCTTCGGAAAGATCGGTTACGGCGAGTCCGTACAGGTCAAGCCCGGGGTTTGGCAGGACAAGATCACTGAGAGATCGTACTACGGCGACGTCACTCGAATGATGAAGCAGTATGTCTCGACCGACAAGGTGATCCCGGATCTCCGCACGAACAATCAGATCCGCATTCTCGCGGACGCGTTCGCTCTGGAGAACTTCACGGCCATCAAGTACGTGGAATGGATGGGGGCGCGCTGGTCCGTCAGCAATGTCGAGGTCGCACGCCCCCGTCTAGTCCTCGACCTCGGAGGGGTGTACAATGGGCCGACTGCAACTCCATGAGTCTTTGGTTGGGGCCCTTGGCTCGGACCATGTGTACTACCAGCCACCGGAATCGGTTAAGCTCGCCTACCCGTGCATCGTATATCAGCGTAACAACGCTTCCCCGTATTACGCCGATAACGTGCTGTGGTGGAACTTGATCGGATATCAGGTCACGGTCATCGATCGTGATCCGGATAGTGTCGTAAACGACAAGGTGGCCGCAATACCGACGGCTCGATTCAGCCGCTTCTTCGCGACTGAGGGCCTCAACCACAATGTGTTCACCATCTACGCTTAGGAGGATGCAGCATGGCTGCTCTCACCTGGGACCAGGATGGCGCTCGCGTCTACGAGACCGGTGTTGACCACGGCGCTCTGTACGTCGTGGACGCTAGCGCTGGCAAGTACGGCAAGGGCGTGGCCTGGAACGGTCTCACCAAGGTTACCGAGACCCCGTCAGGCGCAGACATCTCCGATGTCTACGCGGACAACATCAAGTACCTCTCCCTCCAGGCCGCCGAGACCTTCGAGGGCACCATCGAGGCCTACACGTTCCCCGACGAGTTCATGGCCTGTGATGGCACCGAGGCTGCCGAGGCCGGCGCGGGCCTCG